TACTCTTTACAGAGACCAGAACGTACAATATCTTCCATACCAAATTCAATAAAATCAAATGATGGCATGATTCTAAGGATCTTTGTAAAATCCATGATACCATTACGCTCGTTTGTTTTTGTTAGGTCAGACTGTGAAGCATCTCCACAAAAACAGATCTTGGTGTTCTCACCAGACCTTGTAATTATACTATCAAGTTCATGATAATTCAAGTTTTGGAACTCGTCAACGATAATGATAGCATTGTCTAGAGTTGTACCTCTAAGGAATGATGTTGACCAGAAACTTATAGTACCTTGAGTTTTTAAATTACCATACAACATCTCAAAGTCAGAGTCAGTTTCTAACTCAAACATATACTTCACCATATTCTTGTATGGTATCTGATAAAGTAAGGACTTATCTTCATGATCGCCAGGAAGAAAACCAATTTCACGAGTAGCAACTAGAGATCTAACAATATAGATCTTCTCATAAGGTGTAGTATGATCTAATACATCTACTAGTGCATTATATAATGTAATAAATGTCTTACCAGTTCCTGCTGCACCGTAAGCAACAATGTTCTGGTTGTTTTTATAGCAACGATACAGGTTCTCCTGATTGTCTGTCAATGGTTCGATCTCTCTCATGAGATCCGCATTGATAGGTTTCTTTCTTCTCCTTTGCTTGGCAGTCATTCCGACTCCAACTGTTTGATCTTCTTTTGTCCTTCTTTTTCTTGCCATACTTGGTTTATCCGAGGAATAGAGAGGTTAATGGGTGACGTTGTTTATTATCTAAAAGATGATGCCACACATAAAATGCAGCACCTATAGAAGTACCACCATCATGAGCACATGGATCAACATAGAAGTTAATCTCAGGGAACTCCTTAACATAGTGATAATTATTTACACAGTTAAGAAAATAACCGCCAGATAAAACGACATTTTTAGTGCCTGTTTTATCTAGCAGTTGCTTTATTAATCTGATAGTATGCTTCTTAGATTCCAATTGAACCTTAGATAGTACATTCGACATGTCCTCAAAGGATACTTTAATAGAATCCCAAAAATAGTAATCAACATTATCTTCGTTTTTTGAAAACTCTGGATCAAAATTAGGACAATTTAACACACGTCTACAAGTATCTATTAAAATATCATTGTCTGTCACCCAAATATCCCCTTTGGGATCGTAATAGAACCATTCTTCAGGGTGAACCTCTGCTTTACCATAAGGAGATAGTCCCATGCCTTCTCCAGCACCACCTAGTTGGCAAGTACCACAAAATAAATTAAATAATCCACCATTAGATAAAGTATGACTGATAACAAGTTTATCATTAACTCTTAGAACACTATCACTAAATGTTGGATCATAAAATCCATGATGCTTATGAATAGTCTCTATATTATTACCAGAGAAGTAATACATACTTTCTCCTTCTTTCATATCAACAACTGAATTTACAGGTGCTCCTCCCCCATCACAAACTAATGCTGCTGCTTCATCAAAGGATGAAGAATAAAATGCACTAGAGGCATGGAAAAGATGATGTTCTTTTAGATAGTGTTCTTCACCATAAGTTATACCATATAATTTTAAATTCCTTTTGACTTGCTCTATTGTTTTGACATCAGGGCAATTAGTCCACTTGTTCTTAACATAAGAACAAAAAATTATATGATCTACATGTTTTGTATACTGAGGAATACGTGCTAAACATGCCATCTGAGAATCTAATTGCCACTCCTCTTCTTTATTTCTATTCAACCTATCATCTTCAAGATAATATACTATCTCTCCATCATCTAATAAACAAATAGATGGATGATGTGATACATTAACACCTAAGATAAACATGATTGACCTGCCACATTAACTTCATTTTGAATATGAACTATCTTACTCTCCTCTGGTTGATACACATACTCAATAGGAGATTTGTATAACATATCATACGTATCATAAATGGTATGACATATAACCTGACCTGCAAGATTAAGTGATGTATTAAACACCATAGGTATACCAGTCTCCTCATAAAAAGTTTTTATAAGGTGATAGTAATGATAGTTCTGCTCCTCTGTCACTGTTTGAATCCTACATGTTCCATCAACATGTATAACTCCTGGTATCAACTCCTTCTTATCTTCTTTAACAGGTATGGCATACATCATAAAGGGAGATGATTTAAGAGTCAACATCTCAAACCAATCAGCAGCATGTTCCTCAAGAACACTAGCAGCAAATGGTCTCCACCACTGTCTACCTTTAGCAGCATTAATCTTCTTCTGTGCTTCAGAATCCCTAGGATCATATAGAATAGATCTATTACCAAGTGCTCTTGGTCCTGCTTCTGTTCTACCTTGATGTATACAGACAATGTTCTTCTTAACTAGAAGATCAACTACATCATTATAAGTTGCCTCAATATGATTCATTACTTACGAATTTGATTCATACGACCCTGAATACCACCTGCCTTCTCTGCCTTCTTAAGGACTTCAGTCCATCCAGGATGCTTATTGTGTAACTTATCTCTCCACTCCCCAACTTCTCCAACACCAGGTACTGTTGATGGATCAGAATAATCTCTATCCCATTCTGGGTTATCAACCTTCCATTGATCCCAGTCATGGACACTCATCTTTACTTCCTTCTGCTCTCCAGTTTCCCTATGTACTACAGGATAAGTTGCCATTTTTTTAACCGAATAAGTGAACGTTATAATGTTTACGAATGGGTGTATACTTAACCTCTTTAGGTTGAGTAACACTCATGTATATTTTCAATAGTAAATCGCTAGTCATCGTGGTCATCCCAAGGGTCAGTTAAATTTTGATTTGCAAAGAATCCTCTATACAATCCATAACCTGCTAGTAATGTTACTATCACTAGAATTGATATGCCAAATGTAATGTTTGGATCAGCATTGTAATGCGGTATGATTGCATTACACTTAGTCCATGTACCAGGTAGTGTGTACACTGGTGGACATGCTATAAAAATATTCATTTAATTTTTCTCCTTGGAACTTGTATTGTCCATGACCCACCATCTAGGTCAACCATGTCAAAGTTCTTCTTAAACTCCTTCTCTCTTTCTTTCTTCTCCTTCTCCATTGTCACATCAATAGATTCAATACTCGTCTCACCATAGTGAGGACGGTTTGGATCTTTTAGACCCACGTAATCTAGTATCGCACCATCTATCATGTAGTAAAGTGTATCCCAAGTAAGTGTTTCTCTTAACTGAGTTGCAAGTCTATCTATATCATTTTTATCAAGGTACTCACCAGTTGATACTGCATTTGAGTAATCTTCATTTTGAGTCAACAGTTTTGCTCTGATCTCTACCAACTCATTAAGGTTGATAGTAATCTTTACATCATCATAAATCGCCATCGGTCCACCCTAATGCTTGTGAGATAATTGGAAACTCAGCAACAAAAAGTTCACGGATATGTTCTGCGATTTCTTTATGCTCCTGCTGTGTTCCATGACCAGATCGTAGATCAATGTAGTGAATCCAACTACGGACACTACCTGTCATGTACAGACGAGTAAGAGTTGCTTGAGGTAGTACCATTCTAGCACACTCTTTAGCAACACCCTGCTTTAGTAAACTATTGTATAAGTCAAGAGCATCATCAAAATGCTTCTCAATAGTTGCCTCCATGTATGCTTTATCACGAGGATTAATATCATCAATAGAGTTCTGTCTATTCTTTAAGTCCTGACTACGTAGATCTGGAGTTGGAATACTCACCTGTAGTGCTGTACTATCAGCATATCTTTGAGAGAACTGTTGAAAAGTAAAACTCCTATGTCTTAATATTTGAGTAGCAATTGCTAGTGATGTATTAATCTCAACAGTCATGAAAGCATGCTCAAAGATGCTCCAATGCTGATGCTTAATACAATACTTAAGAAGACCCTCAAAGGAATCGTTGTCTTGATTCTTAGGGTTGCTAACACGAGCACAATATGCAATGCTCTTCTCTGCTTCAGGGGTAACAGAGACAGGAATAATTTTAGTTCTCATCAATAAAATCTTTTAATGTGTAGAGACTTATGAGTTCCAGACCTGCTAACTTCATAGCAGTATCCGCTTCACCATTCTCTTGCCTATCTACTATAGATACGACACGTTTAACTTCGTAACCAGCATCACGGAGTTGTTTGACTGCCTTAATTGCAGACCCTCCTGTTGTGATTACATCCTCTAATACAGTTACCTTAGTTCCCTCTGGAAACTCTGGTCCTTCTATCCATGCTGCTGTTCCATGACCTTTAGGTTCTTTACGAACTATGAGAGCATCTACGAGTCTCATATCTAAAGCAGAACAAACTGCAACACCAGACACTAAAGGATCAGCACCAAGAGTAAGACCTGCTACTACAGGAGTATCAACATGTTCTAGAAGCATCATGGAAGCAAGAGTGAGTCCTCTTCCAGTCAATGTAACAGGTTTACAGTTAACATAATGCTCACTAGTTTTACCAGATGAAAGAGTATACTCGCCCTTCTTATAGGCAAACTCTTTGAGTCTGGTTAAAAGTTCATCCTTCATCTAAGTAATCTCTAAAAATTGTAAGTGCAGAGTTCCAATGGAGGAATTGTCCTGCCTGATTAACAGGGACAAAACATAGAGTCCATCTTCCTTGTGATGTAGGATTGTTTGTGCCATGTAAGACTCCTACATTAACTAGACTAGGACGGTTAGTGTTTGCTTCATAAAGAAGTTCACAATCCTCTTCCTTTGCCCAAAGATTATGGTGTTCCTCTGTAGTATACTCACCACTACCTTGGAATGATTTCTTTACTACTTTATCAGACTTCCACCATTGTGTCACGCCTTCATCAGGACCCCATGTCATATTAATCTTTGCATGATTAGTATAACTTGCATGATCAGTATGAATAGGTATCTTACCACCAGGTGGTGTGTAAAATACTTCCTTTATGAATAGAGTAAGACCAAGATCATTGAACCACTCTTCCATAGGATAGAATGGATAGTCATTAATATAATAGTGCAATACTTTATCTCCCTGCTGACTAAAGTTAGGCAACGGAGAGATAGTAAAGGGTAAGTTTAAGTACTTATGATAGGTATTAATCTGCGTATCCGTCGTCATCATCAAATGCCTCATCATAAGTTTGGTTTGGATCTACAGAAGAGAATGCTGCAACCTTCTGATTGTATTGATCTGGATCAGAGTAAACTTCTGACTCTAACTCTTCCACGATCTCCTTCAGAGCCATGACCAATACTTTTAATTTACCTCTGTTTGGTTCCATTATACTTCACTAGATCTTCTGTCTATGTCTGACATAGTAGCACTTGATCTAAAATATTTGTTTATAACATCAACTTGATCATCATACCTAGCAATCTTATCTAACTCTACCTGTATTGCTTCAGTAATATCAGAGTGCTCACCAATACCTGCAGGATGTTCTAGATAAACTTCCACGTTTGCTCTGTGTTTTGCAATCTCTCCTTGAGCATGTGCTAAGACTGCTCTTAATAATTGTTCTCTCATGTGTAACATTTGCACTCCATTCCGTAGTGTTATTATATATTAAAAAAGGGAGGGTGTAAACCCCTCCCTTTTTCTATTCTTTTTTGTACTAGATGGTTGGACGTGCTAGAGATGCGTCTCTAGACAGATCCGCTTACATACGCTCTCATTGTCATCACACTCGACTAAGCACTGAAAATAATCGTTTATCGCATCGTTGGATTCTTGTTGTACTTCTGGATGGTTATTATTCCAACCTGCTAATTGATTATAGGAAATTAGATTGTGCATTTGATGACCTCATTGTTAAGTGTTTACTTTTTTTACCATAATGTAATGGGGTTTTGGAGCATTTGTTCCTCCCGTTCTACAAAAATATTTATATAAGTTTTGTTTGAAAATGCTGATAATTTAACAAAAATTTATGCCTATTAGAAAACCTTATAGGTCGAAAAATACCTGCGATAAATTTTCCGACTTTTTTGGAAAAGAAAAGCAAAAAAGGTGGGGAGACCCACCTTATGCTTCTGCGTATGCAAGTGTTAGCTTAGCTCTTAGATGCGAACTTACGTTCGTGTCTGATACCACGATACATTAGATCATGGTTTCTTTCTTGAGCAGCTTCATCGAGTACCTTTTTGTTGTACTCTGCGGTGTCATACTCGACACCTCTGTATGTGACTTTTGCCATTGGGTTTCTCCAAAGTAGTAGGGGTTTTAATCCGTTCCTTTAGTCAACTTGTGCGTCCCAGTCGCAATGACTTGTCTCTTCCAACACTACACTGATCATCTCAGCTCGTGTCTCTTCTTCTATCTTAAACTCATTGATCTTAGCGACCAATAATTGAGCATCAATACAAGAAAAGGTGGTTGCGATAACGACTAGATGAAACATGGGATGAACGATTCCGTTCCGAGTCGGCTTACTTGCGTCCCTTTCGGGATGAACGATGTGTTAATAATAACACATTTCAATTATTTATGCAAGTAGAACTGTATAACAGTATACCGTTTACATATCCAGCTCTATCTCATCTGGACAAAGCAGAGAAGCAACAAGATCTTTAGCATGTTTATCACTCTCTACTAATTTGTTCATCCAAATTCTTTCGTTTAGTGTAACAGGTACACCATCAGTTGTCTTCATTCGACAGCAGATATCTGTAAGTTCTAGTCTGGATCTCTTGCTTAACATGTTCAATTGCAATAGGTAAAATACGGTGCTCTTCTTTTTGAATACTGCGAGTCAATGTCTCAACAGTATCTTGAGGACGGATAGGTATCTCTCTTGATTGACAGATAACTTCTCCAGAATCTAATTCTTCAGTGACATAGTGAACACTACATCCTGTATAAGATTCGTTACTATCTATAGCCTGTTGAACTGCATGTAGTCCTTTGTGTTTAGGTAGTAACGAAGGATGTACATTTATAATAGTCTTAGGGAATGCTTTAATAAAATCTGCTGAGATTACTCGCATCCAACCAGCAAGAACTACAAGATCAACACGCCATGCTTTAAGTAACTGAATGATCTGATCCTCATCCTTCATCTTTATACAACAGTGAGAGATGCCTAGTTTATCTGCTCTCTTAGCAGCACCACATTCTTTTTTATTGTGTATCATCAACACAACCTGATCTTGATTACAAACTCTAACTATATTCTCAAAGTTTGAACCGTTGCCTGAACATAGTACTGCTAAACGCATACAACCTCCCCAATAATGTGTGACTTAAATCCATGTCCATCAATCATTACTTGAGCATCTTTTGTTACCTCTTCAGGAACTACTAAACAATAACCTATACCTAAATTAAAGGTGGTCTTCATCTCTTCTTCTGGTATCTCACCAGCAAGCATAACCTTACTAAAAATCTCTGGTAAATTCCAAGAATTATAATCAACATGTGCTTCCAGACCATCTGGAATACACCGTGGTAGGTTACCAGGAATTCCACCACCTGTTATGTGTGCCATACCTAGAATTGGTATGTGTTCTAAAAGATACTGTACTAATGGTGCATAGATTCTAGTAGGAGTAATTAACTCAGGAGTATCTGCCCACATGATCTTATGTCTCCATAACATATCATTGATAAGACTGTACCCATTACTATGCAACCCACTACTTTCTATACCAAGAATCACATCTCCTTTTTTAATAAGACTACCATCAATTATCTCACTCTTCTCTACAATACCAGTACAAAATCCTGCAAGATCAATATCACTAGCAAACCTACCATGTTCAGCAGTCTCTCCACCTAAGAGTTCACAACATGCTAAGTCACATCCCTTAAGAAT